GAAACAATTAAAGGAGCACTATTTTCGTAATATTTATATATAAACACTAACGTAAATGAAAAAATCTGAATTAAAAAAATATATTAAAGAAACAATTATTGCTGAATTAACTGAAGGAACAGTTGAAGAAGGTACATATGTTGGGGCCGCAGCAGTTGATGATCTTCAAAAAGATCCTAAATTTGCTGCTACTAAAGACAAAGCCGCTGCTATTAATACATTGAAAACAGGTGGTAGTGTTACTTTAGAAGCTAAAAAAGACGAAGACGAAGTTGAAGATGACGAAGAAAAATTAGATAAAAAAGCACAAGCCGCAGCTAAAAAAGGTGGTGGTAAAGTAGGTAAATTACAACGCGTTACTGCTCAGTTGAAAGAGTTAGAAAAAGAAATGAAAGAACTAGTAGGTAAATGGAAAAAAGCTGAAGGTAAAGAAAAAGAAACGTTATTAGATAAATTGAAAGAAAAAACTAAAGTTAAAAAAGAATTAGAAGCTTTAGAAGATAAATTAGCAGATGCTATTGTTTAGTATCTAAATAAAACTTAGATAGCCTATAGCATCTCAACCATGTTATAGGCTTTCTCAAACATTTATGAGCCAAGATTTAAAACAAATAATCAAACAGGAATATCTTTTATGTGCCCAAGATCCGGCACATTTTATGAAGAAATACTGTAATATACAACACCCACAACGTGGCCGTGTTATATTCAACTTATACCCATTCCAAGGTAAAGTATTAAATTTATGGAAAGATAATCCATACTCAATCATCTTAAAATCAAGACAGTTAGGTATATCAACATTAGCCGCAGGATATTCTCTATGGTTAATGTTATTTCATAAAGATAAAAACGTACTTTGTTTAGCGACAAAACAAGAAACCGCTAAAAACATGGTTACGAAGGTAAAATTCATGTATGAAAATCTACCTTCATGGCTTAAAGTACCAGCTGAAGAAAATAACAAATTAACACTCAGATTAAATAATGGTTCTCAGATTAAAGCAGTATCAGCAGCAGGTGATGCTGGTCGATCTGAAGCCGTATCTTTGTTGATTGTCGATGAGGCCGCGTTTATTGAAAATATTGGTGAGATTTGGGCTTCTGCTCAACAAACCTTAGCAACGGGTGGTGGTGCAATCGTATTATCTACTCCTTATGGTACCGGTAACTGGTTCCATCAAACATGGGTTAAAGCAGAAAATGCTGAAAACGACTTTTTGCCAATCAAATTACCTTGGTACGTTCACCCTGAACGAAACGATGCTTGGAGGAAACGACAAGATGAATTACTAGGTGATCCTAGACTAGCAGCACAAGAGTGTGACTGTGACTTTAGTACCTCAGGTGACGTTGTATTTTATCCTGAATGGATTGATTTCATCAAAGAAACTACTGTACAAGAACCAATGGAGAAAAGAGGCGCAGACCAAAATCTTTGGATTTGGGAACAAGCCGATTATTCTAGAGATTATATGGTTGTAGCCGACGTAGCTAGAGGTGATGGTAAAGACTTTTCGGGTTTCCATGTTATGGATATTGCTACAAATACACAAGTAGCAGAATATAAAGGTCAAATGCCTCCAAAAGAATTTGGTTATTTTTTAACTTCTATTGCTACCGAATATAATCAAGCTTTATTAGCATGTGAAAACGCTTCTATTGGTTGGGCTGCTATTGACGCAATATTAGAAAGAGGATATAGAAATGTATATTACTCTCCAAAAACAGAAGCATTAACTGTAGATTCATTCTTTAACAAATATGAAAACAGTGAAAATGTAACTCCTGGTTTTACTATGTCACTTAAAACACGTCCTTTAATAATAAACAAATTTAAAGAATATATTGGGGATAGATCAGTTACAATCCGCTCTAAACGTTTACTTGAAGAAATGAAAGTATTTGTTTGGAAAAATGGTAGAGCTGAAGCACAATCAGGATACAACGATGACTTAGTAATGTCATTCGGTATAGGAATGTATTTAAGAGACACATCATTAAAATTTCAATCACAAAGCCAAGATTTAACCCGTGCCGCATTAGGTAATATGGGTAAATCAAATTCTAGCCATCAAGGTGCATATTTTGCAACGGGTCGCGATAATCCATATTCTATTGATAATAGAATGGGAGGAAAGGAAGATATTAGTTGGCTTATTTAATATTTATTCGTATATTATAATTATATGGCTGATACAAGTATATTTAAAAGATTACAAAGACTGTTTTCAACAGATGTAATTATTCGCAACGAGGGTGGAAACCAACTTAAAGTAATGGATACTAACACTATCCAACAATCAGGAGAATTTGCAACAAATGCATTAGTAGATAGATTTAATAGAATTTATTCCATTAACTCTACTTCATTGTATGGTGCCCAATTTAACTTGAATTATCGTTATTTAAGACCCCAAATCTACTCAGACTACGATATTATGGATACCGATGCGATCATAGCATCGGCCTTAGATATTGTAGCCGAAGAATGCACGTTAAAGAACGATTTAGGTGAGGTGCTACAAATTAGAAGTAGTAACGAAGATATTCAAAAATCATTATATAATTTATTTTATGATGTTTTAAACATTGAATTTAACTTATTTGCTTGGATTCGTCAAATGTGTAAATATGGTGATTTCTTTCTTAAACTAGAAATCTCAGAAAAATTTGGTGTTTATAATGTTCTTCCAATAGCAGCATACCATATGGAAAGAGAAGAAGGATTTGACAAAAATAATCCATTCTCCGTTCAATTTAAATATTCACCTGATGGTTTCTATACTGGTGGTTCAGGTTATTATTCAGTACAAGGTATGGACCCAAAACAACAACCAGGTGTTTATTTTGACAACTATGAAGTAGCACACTTCAGAATGTTAACAGATAATAACTATTTACCTTATGGTAGAGCTTATATCGAACCAGCACGTCGTTTATTTAAACAATATACATTGATGGAAGATGCGATGTTAATTCACCGTATCGTTCGTTCTCCAGACAAACGTGTTTATTACTTAAACGTTGGTTCTATTCCTCCAAATGAAGTAGAAAACTTCATGCAAAAAACTATTTCTACAATGAAACGTACTCCGTTCATTGATCAAGAAACAGGACAATATAATTTAAAATACAACCAACAAAATCTATTAGAAGATTATTTCATACCTGTTCGTAATGGTGACCAAGTAACTAAAATTGATACTTTACCTGGTTTACAATATTCTGGTATTGAAGATGTTACTTACTTAAGAGATAAACTATTTGCTGCTTTAAGAGTACCTAAAGCATTTATGGGTTATGAAAAAGATTTAACTGGTAAAGCAACATTAGCAGCTGAAGATATTCGTTTCGCTCGTACAATTGATCGTATCCAACGTATTACTTTATCTGAATTATATAAAATAGCATTAGTACACTTATATACCCAGGGCTATACAGCAGAAGAATTAACAAACTTTGAATTAAGCTTAACTACACCTTCAATCATATACGATCAAGAAAAGATTGCATTGTTGACACAAAAAGTAGAATTAGCTCAGAAAATAATGGAATCCAAATTATTGCCTACAGATTGGATTTATCATAACATATTCCATTTATCACAAGACCAATATGATGAATATCGTGATCAAACGGTTGAAGATGCTAAACGTGATTTCCGTATGAAACAAATTGTTGATGAAGGTAATGATCCTAAAGTAACAGGTAAATCTTACGGCACACCACATGATTTAGCTTTAGCATATGGTAAAGGTAGAATGGGAAGTAATCCTGAAAACGTACCTGATGGATATGGTGAGGATTTAAAATTAGGTCGTCCTGAAGAATCGGGAACTGACAGAAATCACCAAGATAATGCATTTGGTAAAGACAGATTAGGTACAGCCGCTATGAAAAAAGACGACCAAGAAGGATATGGTACCCCAAATTATAAAGGCGGTTCACCACTAGCTCTTGAAAATGCTAAATCAATTTTCGCAAAAAATAAAACATTAATTGAAAGTTTAGGTAAAGCTCCATTGTTTGCAAAAGAAATAGACAATACTACGCTTCTAAATGAAGATCAATTAAAGGGGTAATAATCTTTATATATTTATAATAAAACTTATTGAATGAATATAAAACATTCTAAATATAAGAATACGGGTATACTTTTTGAATTGCTAGTTAGACAAATAACAGCTGACACATTATCAGGTAAAGAGTCAAAAGCTACCCCTATTCTTAAAAAATTCTTTGTCAAAACGGAGTTAGGCAAAGAATATAAATTATATGAAACTATTTTAAGCAAAAAACATTTATCGGAAGGTAAAGCTGAAATAGTTATCAATACTATCATCGAATCGTCTAAATCATTAAATAGAGGATCTTTAAAAAGACAAAAATATAATCTTATTAAAGAAATTTCTAAACACTATAACGTTGATGAATTCTTTAAAACTAAATTACCTAACTATAAAGCACAAGCAGCTTTATATACATTGTTAGAAATTTACAATAGTGATAATTTATCC